TTTGTTTCTACGAAAGAATAATTTATAGATTTTGAAGCACCATAATTTTTGTCAACCTTGCCCATTCGTTTGTCAATCGCTTTGCCCACATCCTGAGCCTTGGGGAATCCTGACGCATACAACCACATCAATTGGTCACGGATATCGAATCCCACACCTTCTATGTTTGTGGCTAAATTATGATATGTTCTTGCGGCGCTGAAGGCCAACAGATAACCTCCTGGCTTTAACACTCTGAAACATTCCTGCCAGGTTTCTACCGCACCGGTATTACTATCCCATTCTTTTGCCAGGAACTCTATACCATATGGTGGATCTGTCACTATGCTGTCAAAATGATTATCTGGATATTCCTTAAGGATATCGATGTTGTTGCCCTGTATAACTTTACTCTTCATCTTTATTTTTTTTACCAAATATTCTGTCCCAGCCTTCTGCGTATTTGGGATCACCGCCACCTACTTGTATACCACTGCTGGGCTTTAAGCCGTCTTTTATACTTCTCATTCGTTTTAATTCTGGGGATTTATCTAATATACGCTCTGCTTGTTTATAAACATCCTGTTGATTTGTTCTTTCTGCATGTTCTTTCCTTAAACCATCCATATCTTTAGTACTTGTTTTGGTACTATCTATCTGTTTCTTTTTAGCCATTATGCATCTCTTCTGCGTATCTCGTTACCAAATCCTGCTAGTAATGTTAAAATTGTTAATGGTAAAAACCATAGTGATATCATATCTGTCATATGGCCCCACAACAGACTTAAACCTATCAAGCTCATTGTGTTTACACCTATAGTTGTGTGGGTACTCTCTTTTGTCATGTATTCTGGTAATTTCATATTTTCTCCTTTTATTTGTGCCTGCTTATATAAGGTTCTGTTAATGGCACATAATTTGTTGTAATGTACAAGTATTTTGTATTTTCTGGACAATTCCACAAATACTCTTGTGCTTTGCGTTTGCAATTATCTAAATCTATATCTACTATGTCCAGTATGTATTCCATATCTGGTTCGATAACTTTTAATACATATTTTATATTTTTATCCATCATGCTCTTCTGCTTACTTTTTTTGCAACATTTACTGTTTGTTTTACAGGATAACAATAATTGATCATATATCCTAGTGCATCATTTAAATGATCATATCCAGTATCCTTTTCAGGTGCTCTGGTACCGTCTTTGTATACCTGTTTCCTTAATGAGTTAATTAATTTAACACATTTTGGGTCAATTGTCAATCTACAATTATCTGCCTTTAAAACACTATTTACACTGGCAATACGATCTTTTACACTTGGGTTTATACTACCAACTAGTAACTGAAATCCATTATTTTTAAGTATTATGTGATCTGTTACACCTCCAATAGCACTGGTTCTGTGTTGTGCACCACTGGCATCTGGATATGCAAGATATCTACAATCTGGGTATCTGCGATATATCTCTTGTGTAAGTTCGTTTGTGTCTGAACCATATATCTCTATTTCATCTATAATATGTATGCCCTGATTTGTTTTAATACCTATAACACTAGTGATTGGCTGATAATTAAAATCAATTCCGCATAGTAATGGCATTCTGCCACCAGTTGTAACAGGCATCTGTTTTATATTGTGTTCACCAAATGCATAGTATATAACACCTGCATATTCCACAAAGGTAGCCTCATATTCTTGTAAAAATTCTCGCTCTCCTAGATCTATACGGGCTTTTTCTATTTCTTCTTCACTAACTTGTCCGCCCTCTATAGTGGTTTTCTGCCAACTATGCCAATCTGCCTGATGTTTTGCATTATTATATACATCATATAACCAATTCCTGCCTTTGGGAGTACCAATTATAAGAGCATGTCCTTCTCTGTCTGACAATGTAGGACGTATTACGGCTTTCCAGGCACTTTCTGATATATCTGCGGCTTCATCTATAACCACGTAGTCTAAACCTATACCACGTATACTGTCTGGATTATCAGCACTACGCAACATTACTACACTACCATTTACAAGTGTAATTTTAAGTTCAGATTCGTTTATTTTCTTTGCCCAACCTCTGGTTCGCATTTGTTCTTTTAATTCGTCCCAGGCAATTTGTTTAGCCATACGATACGTGGGTGCTACATACATGACTTTTGTGTTGGGGTATCTGGCAAATTTAGCCAGACTGTTAATTGCTATAAATGTTTTGCCAAAGCGACGACCTGCAATAAGAACTTTCATTCTGCTGGGATTTTCAAGTATTTCTTTTTGTATATCTGTTAACTGCAAATCTTTTCCCCTAAAAGTGACTGGGCACCGGGGATAGGTGCCCTGTCTTAATAGAATTATCTGATATTTGTTTGGCAACTATCATTAGAACGTCATATTGCTATGAGTATTAGGATGTACCAGATTCTTCTAACCATGGGAGGATCTTCTCCTCACTAGTATTTATCGGCTGATCACTTTGTCCTAATATATTCTTGCCTAGCCAGATCAGCATACTGCGATCGCCATTAAGGGCTAACTTTAATTGTGCCCTTCTTAAACGCTGATTCGTTTCCAGTCTGCCATTTGTAATGATATCACGGAAGTTATCCACAAAGGTTTGCAACTTTACTTCAAAGAAGTCTGCCATTTCCTGATTTGTACAATGTAATCTGGCTAATTCTAACACCTGTTCTTCTGGTATTACTGTTTTTGCCCTGCCTATAACTCTGCCACGCACGGTTTTTTCGCCATACTTAATGTTTTTTACTGTATAGGGTGTTTTGGGTTGTGATGTTGCTTTATCTTCAGTTGACATTGGCATCTCCTGTATTATCAGTATCGTCGCTACTGTTTGCGTATCGTTATTTATCCTTTTTTGGTTTTCTGTATGGATCTGGTCTTTTTTCCCACTGATAACCACCCTGACGTTTGGGTTTCTGTATCTTTCTGTAGTATTCTGTGTTTTGGGGTAATTCAGTCATTTCTCCTTCCACCAGAAACAATTTATGTTGTTCAGTCAGACTCATATCTGCTAATTTCAGCAAGATATCCAGCTCAGATGGTGTTATTTCAGGTTTATCTAACACATTATGACACCACTGATACCAGTGATCTGCCATACGATGTAGATCTGTTAATTTACTTAATTGTTTTTCCGATAACTCCACACTAGTATTTACATAGCTTCTGGTAAATGCTTCGCATTTACCGATTCCTCGTCCGATCGGACTTCGGAAAGTATTTTTTTCTTCGACTTGATGTAGATTGTTTCAGTCAGACGGAACCTATCTGAGGTTCCGTCCTCTTGATGTGAGTAGTCACAGCCGGACTGGAAGTAGGTGTTTTTCACTTGGGCAATGGACTCTGATCTTTTCCAACCTACATCGACCTAGTAGCACCGCGTTACCTTGTATGTGCTATGTTTATGCCAGTGTTTTTCGTGTATCAACATTTACACTACATCGATCCTTAACCTCTTGGCTTCTGCTTTCGCTACCTTTACCAACTGTCTTCGGGTGTTGTGGAGGTGGCTCAATGTGTTTCGTGTGCGAGTTCTTATGTCGCTTTTTCCACAGCAGGATTATCTATCTGGCCTGCCAACCTTATGTGTTGATTATACTGTTTCTATAACTGCTTTTGGTATCCATGCTACATGTTTATTACAGGTATTACATACTACCTTACCACCATGTGGTCCTTTTGCGGTTATTTGTACATCTAAATTATGTGTGCCATGTTTGCTTTCTATAACTTTGTTACAGAATGCTGTTTGCCTTGCTATATTATATTCTTTCTGATTTAATGTTTTTTGTTTTTTTGCCATAATGATTTTGCCTTACATACCTATTTATACAATTTCGAAGATTTTATCTTATTTTTCCTGATCAGGATAAATATATACTGAAGCGGATGTCAATTTTATTTTGATTCTGAATGACGATTGGTCTCCGATTTCCCCAATCCGCTTCAACCTAATACATTATTATTAATGTATCTCCGGTTAAAATTGTAAATTACAGAGCCCTAGCAATAGGGCTCGCTTATCTATGCCTCTTTAAATTTTATTATTAATGGTGCTTCGTTAGGTATACCTGTACTGTGATGATATCCTACTTCATTACATAATTGACCTTCAGTATATGCAAATTGTATTATTTTCATAACTTTTTCAACATATTTAATTTGCTTGTATGCTATATCCTCACCAGGGTTTCTTAAAGCATTACTTACTATACCACTACAGTATGTCATAACAGTATTTCTGTATTTGCTGTATCCTGATTTAGGCAGATACTCTCTGGTTTTATAAAAATCTTCAAATAAACCAGGTTCTACCACTTGTTTTGCGGCTACGTCACACACCAGTCTGTTACACCAGTGTATGATATAGTCTCTGTCTTCTGGATGTAGATATACATACTTGTCTTTGTTACCTGCTCTGCGTCTGTAGTATACTTTCTTTGTGTCTCCACGATCTACACTGGCAGGTATATCTGCATAACTTATACTCATATTTCCTCCAGTAGTGCATTTTCCTGTTCTGCACGTTCTCTTTGTTTAAGAACATCCTGTTTTATGATTACGGCTTCTGTTTTCATTCTTTCCAAATCTTTTGTTCTTTTTGCTTTCCATTCAGCCCAGCAAGGATGTTCTGGTGCTAACCAACTCTTCCAGGCTCTCTGATTGTCTCTGAATGCTGGTTGTTTACTCCAATGCACACCTCCCT